TCAGGTGATTCAGACTCATGCATGACTGCTTATTATAGGGATGTTACACATACTCCTTGTTATGAGCTCGCACACTCGGTTAAACTTAGTTTAGTCCCAAAGAAGTTTGACAAACTTCGCCCTGTGACGCCGTATTCTACCGCAAGCATTATGCTGTCGCTTGCTATCGGTGATTACATGTCTGAGCGTTTGAAGAATCATGGCCTAGATATTCATAGGCTTCAGGATATTCATCGCAAGATGATGCTCTGGATGTCTAAAGGTGATAGATATGGTACAGCTGATCTTCATGCTGCATCAAACTCTATTACCTGGCAACACGTGAGACGTGTCATTCCGACGGACTGGTATCAAACCTTGAGAAAATTTCAGGTTAAAAGTATCAGGTATACTCCTCAAGTTAGTGTTTTTAATGACTTGGGTAGAAAAGTCGAGACGCGTACTTTCCATACTGAGACCTTCTTAGGTATGGGAAGTGGAGTCACCTTTCCGCTTCAAACGTTGATCTTTTACTGCATAGTAGATGCGGTGAGAGAGCTGTCCCAAAGTTCTCACGGTTTTGTTAGTGTTTATGGTGACGATCTGATTTATCCCACTGGAATACATCCCATGGTAAATCGTGTCTTTACCGACTTGCACTTTATCCTTAATCAGGATAAAACTTTTATGCAGGGTCGATTCCGTGAGTCCTGTGGTGAAGATTGCCACATGGGGATCTCAGTACGCCCTTGGAGTTACCAAGGCGGAACAGAACAGCTAAAGGGCGCTGCTTTAGGTGCTTTTCTCTTCAAAACGCTCAACGGCTTGTCAAGCCGTTGGGAACCCCGCACCATTCCCACTACTATCCATACCTTAAAAAGGTGGATATCTGCAAGTTATGGGAAGTACCACTTGGTACCGCCGGCCTACCCCGATTATTCTGGGGAGAAGTCTTGCACACCACATAACTATGAACCATGGTATGTGCCGGTTACTGTACCTTTTTGGCGTTCAGATGTAGATAAATGTTGGCTCCCCCTTAAAACCGGGGAGTATCGTAGCATGCCGGGCGTGAATGTTACTAACCACGGCTGGCGCTTTGACTGTATCGGCACCTATGATGGTGATCGACATGTTAACAACGTCTATCCATATCTTTGGGATTGGCTTCGCAAGGAGTCGAAACCAGGTAGGGTACCCCATGCCTTTGAGG